TTATGGCAGCTTCGACGTAATTAGCCTCCATTGCTAAATGGTGACTCCGTTGTTTCTTAGGATGGGGAGGGGGTCGATGGGGTTTCCGTAGGGGGGAGGCCACGGATTATTTAATGCGCCCTGGTATGCTTCAAAATGCAAATGCTGACCGAACGTGTTTCCGGTTGCGCCCTCCATACCAAGTATAGTTCCCACATCGACAGTCTGCCCCGCACTGACCAGCAAACTGCCTGCTTTCATGTGGTAGAACTTGAACGTGTACGCCCCATCCAGGGTGTTGCCGGCGCAATAGGTTCCGGCTGTCCAGTTGCCTCCCGGTGCCCCGTTCTCGAAAGCGACAGTGATTATCATTGCCGTTGGCGCAACTACCGGGTGCTCACTACCGGGCGGGTGGGCAAGATCAAGACCATAATGAAAAGATGCCAAACCATCGAACGCGCGCGGACCATACGGGGACGTTATTGTCGCGCCGGGGTCAGGATGGGTCCACACACCGGAAACGGGCGGTGGAGGGTCAACGGGGGGCGGTGGAGGGTCAGTAACGGCGGCGTCAGATATCGGAATCCAATAATCCCTGCCGTTGGGGATACATTCCAGCCTATGCCCGTCACGCCACTGAATGAACATGCGTGACGTGGTGGCTTGAACATAGGTGATTTGGCCGGCGTGCGGAACCTCCGTTACCCCGTCGTCAACGGGTGGCGGGGGCGGTTCAACCCCTGAAATGTCCCCCTCCACAATCAGATCATGCGTGGTCTGGTACCGTGTGCCGTACTGCCCTAACACCGGGTGTGCCAAACACGCGGCATGGATTTGTGCGAGGGTGGCTGTGGTGTCCAGGGTTTGCACTACTTCCAGCGCATAGGCTGGTGCCTGATGGTGCATGCTGAAAAAGTAGAGTACGGTTTCTGTGTTTGCGTCGGGATCGAAACCGTAGCTGATTGCCACGTTCTTATAGACTTCCATATCGTCTATAAGCTGGTCATTCTGGATAGCCTGATTAGCGGCTAGTACCGGTTTGAGCGATTCACCCTCAGCAAAGGTCAGATACCGGAAATTCCAGAACGTGTTGTTGGAGGGGATTTCATAGAGTTGGCCGGCTAGGGACGGTGCAACCTGATACCATGCGGACGGGTTTTCGTCCCGCATGCGTACCAGGATTGCTGCCGCGCGTGTCCCGAACCATTGCACCACACCAACGGTAATCGGGTCATTGTAGTTGATTGCCTGATAGTTCTGGTTTGACTCAACAACGCCGAGAATTTTGACGCCTAGCGCTTTTGCTTCATCGTTGTAAGTCATGACGGGAATCTTACAGGCTCAACCATTGCGTGCCGTCACTGACAAAGCGCATGGTTGCCCATTGCGCGACAGTGACGCTTGCCGCGCCGTCAATTGTTTTGGACGTTCCGGCACTGCTGACAGGGGTTGGTGTGGCATGGAGGTTTTTCACTGTGATCCTGTTTTGCCATGCAACAACCGTTGTGGGATCAGGCAATGTCACAGCGCAGCTTGCACCGTTGCAGATAATCGGCGCGATTTCCCCGTCCCTCACAGTATAGGGACCGGCTTTGACCTGCCCCGAAATATAGGTATCGAGTGCCTTGTCAGTGATGGTGGTTGCCAGCGCAAGACCTTGGCTGTTGATATCGACATAGGTTTTGCCGGCCACACCATACCCGCGTATGTCCAGTTCGGAAGCGGTCAAACCGATGCAGTTCTGGATTGACACAGTGTACGGTACCAGGGCAAATGTGCCGCGAACATAGAGGGGCGGTTTCGGGGTGATCTGGTACACGACACGGCAGGAATCCAGGTGCAGATTGTCGCCCAGCGCGGCGGCACTGGCAATGTTCGCTTTGCCCTGCATCGCTGCCTGAATTGTCCACAACGCACCGTGTACTGTTAGGGCACCGCTGGTTGTGATGTTGAACAACTGTCCCGAACCCTCCGAACCCCACCCGTACACGTTGACCTTGGCACTACTGTTCAGTTCCATGTCAATCGGGCATGCGTTGAACGAGAGGTTGAATGCGTTGAGGGTTGCGGAGGTTTTGACGCCTATCTCACATTCGTTGAAGAAAACATTCTTCAAGTCACCCCAAATTGATTGGGTGTTTGGCAGCGCCAACCCTGCAATTGCGGCTTTACTGATAACCACATCATCAAAAGAGAATTGGTCATTGTTCGCGTTCAAACCACTGAAAATGATGCCGTAATCACATGTTTTGGCACTGGTTGTTTCCGGCGTTGACCAGGGAAAACCACCAAGAACAACGTGCCGCAATTTGATTTGCGAGTTGGTGCCAACTGACGCACCGGTAATGGATTCAAAATCAATCATTGCTGAGGGGCGGTTGGTGATGTTCCCCAACAGGATCAGTTCTTGAAAACTGACGTGCCGCGTATCCGCGTACTTGAACATGGGTATGCCGGCCGCGCCGTCCCAGCGGATTGTGCTTCCCTTGCCGGGACTGGTCGAGAAGTTGGACGGGTTGCCTACACCCTCACCCTGAAACATGACCGCGCGGCGGTGCACGGTTACGGTATTGGTGAGTCTTACCGTACCGGGAATCCGGATGGTGACGGCAGGAACGCCCTGGGTTGCGGCAACGGAGTTGATTGCTGCCTGTAGCGCGACGGTATCGTCTACGGTGCCGTTGCAGACTGCCCCGAAATCCCGAATGTCAATCCACGGCAGTTGTTTACGGAGCGCAATGCCGGTTGTGCTGGCAGCGTTGTTAATCAATCCGCCAACGGCGGTGTCGTTGAGCGCGGCGAGTTCCGCTTCAACATCGGCCATGAACTGATTGAACAGGGTTTGCCATCCGGTTTTGGCGGTGGCAATGTCCGCTTCTGCCGTGTCCATGCGGGTATCGACGGCGGTTTCATGAGAAGCAATCGCCGCGTTGACGCCGGATTCGAAAACATCTATCGCGGCGTCAGTGGCAGCTTTGAAAGCTGCAATATCAGCGTTGGTGGTTGTTTTGTATTCGGTAAAGTGGTTTTCTGCGTTTTCAATGCCGGTATTGAATTCTTCAATGATGCGTGTAATTTCGGCGTCGAATTCCGGCCGCAATGACATGTTGATGTACACGCGAAGTTTTTCCAGCACTTCAAGGTAAGACAAACCATCACGATAAGTGAACGGTGTAATGTTGTTTATCGGTGCAATCCTAATAGGGAAGTCCGAAACGGTAGTCATAATAACCGGTCCCTCTCGTAAATTCGTCTCCATTTGACCAAACGGTCATGAACAATGATTCAAGTTCCTCAATAATCATCATATCCACGTTGACCAGGGTTTGACGGTATTGAGCTATAAGGACCGCTGAATGACCCTGAAACCCTGATGTGGTGGAGTCTACGGTTCCGTCTTGCGTGCTGGAATTCGTTTCTTCCACGGTTGCCGCCGCAAGGGAATCGCTAATACTGTCTTGTGCGGCCGTAGCATAATCCCCGTCGCCGGCCAATCGTGTTTGCGGCATTTCTGATTGAACGGTCCGCGATTTTGCGGCGGAGTTTGATTCATTCGTTGAATTGCCGGTTGCACTGGTTGTCCCCTCACTAGTGGAAAGGTTTCTGATGTTGATTGTTTCCAGTGGATTCAGGGTAATAGCGGACAACCGGTAATGCTCATTATAGATGGGCATGATTTCCCGCAATTTCCGATTCAAAGCGAACCGGAACATGCTAATCGTTTCCTGCCCTATTTCACGGTTCCAAAAATGGTCAATGATCCGCTGATTCAATTCCTCCCGGTGTGACTCCTCATAAATCGGGTAGGCGTCGAAAATATCTTCATCAATGTCCAACACGTCTTTGAGGGTCATTGTGAACGTTGCCATGACTACACCAACCCCTCATCCGGTAGCGCGGTAATGCCCTGACTCAGAACATTAGCGTCAAGGTTGAATTGTACGGACACGTCGAGTCCTTTGTACATACGGTTGATTTGTTCGCATGCCTGTTCACGCGCGTTCATGTTGATTGCCCTGGTAGCGGCAATCTGCTGGTCATTGGCCGATACTTCATCGGCCACCAGCCGTTCCCGTTTTTCCTGGTTGGCATTGTTGATACCAAGATACGTCATGCACTCATTCCAAATTTTCGTTTTCGCCACCTGCAAATTAGGCAGCGTTTCCGGATGGGGTGCAAGATCAAAAACATTCAATTCTTCCATCTGCAATTGACGTGTCCCGAAAATCACCGGTTGCCCCTCCATCATTTGCCGTAGAATATTCACCCACGACAAACGCTGATCCTCAGTGGTGGTAACCAGTTTGTTTTGCCGCATATTGTCGGAAGCAATTTCAATGGTCCGGTCAATATTGGCAAGCTTTTTCGAGTACACCAAAACAATATCCAAATCCGGTGTCCGCAGATAGTTAGACCAGATCGGAACACAATTCTTTGGACCCAGGGTCTTATTAATCATTGCCCCGCCGGTAACCGTAAATGATGTGGGATTGTCATAGAAATTGGTGGGACCGGCACCTGACGCCCGCAACACCAAATACCGGTCAAAATCACGGTCCCAATAAAACACGGCAAGCGCATTGTAAAACAGGGTGAGTTCCAGGAAACGGGCATCAATCGTGTCGGGCAACCCAACCCACTTGAAGCGGTTAGTCGCAAGTTCCGTGAGAATACGCATATACATGCGTTCCGTCATGGACTGTTGATTTTGTACCGGATTATTGTTGCGCCGGTTCAAGTGCGGCTGGTAGTAATTCTCAAAAACCAAATCCTGTTTCTTTTTAGCCATTAGAGAAAAACCCCCTCTAGTGGGGAGTTGTCCCCAATATCAATGTTGCCAATGTCGCTTGGTTCCGCCCACACGGTTACCCCTTTTTCAAAGATACCGCGTATCGCTTGTTTGAATGTTTCGGGGCAGGAACTTGACGTGATGTATGTTTCCCGTAGTTTCCAGTACGTGAAGTTTTCCATGACCATCAGGCTTGCCGGCATCCGGCCGAATTTGTTGACCTGATACCCGTACCGCAGCCAATACTCGCCAATGGCCGTCATGGACGCATAATTCAACAGTTTCACCTTGACGTCATACCGCCAACCATACGTTGCAAGATTGAAAGCGTCCCCTCCGACCTGCCCCGCCGTGGTGGGCTGGATCAGTTTGGCGTCCTGTACTTTGGCATTGATAGCGGCAATGGTGTTCTGATAATCGCCCTTCGCGGCATAATCCGCATACGATTTGTTCGTGTCCCGAACGTACCCCTGATTTTCCACTTGCGCGCGGTTGGTAGCGTTCGATAGTCCGGTGGAAATGCCCAGCGCTTTGTTGTTCTGGTTGATTTCAATTGCCCATGATGCGCCCTGGTTGGCCACACCAAGCAATGCCCCGGTTGCCGCGCCTACCGGTCCGCCCTTGGCACCGCCGGCCGCACCTGACATGCCGGCATTGATGCCGCCCTGCAATGCCCTCCACCCTGCCGTTTCGTTGGCAAGACCGGTGGATTGTGTTGCGGCGTTGATGCCCAGCCGGTTCAGTTGTTCGGAGAGTTCCATTCCCGATGAAGCTTGGTCATAGGAGAGTTGGTTACCGGTCAGCGCGCGTTGTTGTGACCAGTCCGCGCTTGAATGCTGGTAGGCGATACCGTGAGTGTTCGCCGCCATAAAGGACATGTACCCGTTGTTCACAATGGAAAACGTGGGGAAGTTGAAAATCCCTGTAGCCATGTCCAGGAATTCGCCGCCGTCAAACAGGATGCCAAACGAATCGCTGGTTTGCGCGACGTTGGCTTTGTTGTACCCGTAGGGGTAGAACACCAGCCGCGCGCCGGGGGGCGCGAAATGCGGAACCTCCACCACGTTACCGCCGGGGTCATTCCATGACTCCGGTTTCAGCACCAGCGGGGTTCCGTTGTTGGTGGTCAGTTCCAACACCATGTAGGGGAATGTCCAGAACTTTTTGAGATGCCGGTAACGTTCCGGAAAAATGCCCTCAATCTGTGTGCGCCAATTGGCACGCATTTCGTATTTCTTGGTGGTCAGTGAACCTGATTTGACTTTGTAAAAAGCCACCCCTCCCACAATTACGCCGGTTAATCCAATGTCGTATTCGGAGTAGTGAGGGATCGCGGTAATGGAAATGATGCCTTGCGTTATCCACGGCTTATCCGACATGGCAGACATGAATGTTTTGAATTGCGACAGGCTTTCAAACATGTAAATTTCCGCCCCATTGGGCAGATTTTCCATTTCGGAACCGGTAGCAGATTCAAGGTTTGGAGCGTCAATCGTTCCAGGGTCAGCATCAAGCGCAACCGTCGACAGCACCATAATCGAATAATTCGGGTTACTGCCCTCAGCGCCGCGCGACGATGAAATTTGCCGTGACCAGTGCTCAACAATCCGGTACTCATTCCCGATATCCAACCCCTCCGGAATGGTCAGGTGTTCGCGCCCGTAATCGTTGAAACCGGCAACATTGGCGATACCGATATGACCGCGTTCGATATAGCAGTTCCCAAAGGAAACCCCGTAACCAAAGGTCTGCCACACGTCCAACTGAACCAGAACCTCTGTGGTGTTAGGGGCAAGGTACCGGCAATCCGTAATGAAATAGTAGAACGCGCGCGGAACGTCACTGCCATTCACCGGTTGCGCCGGATTGAAAGCACGCAAATAGTTATACTTGTACGCCACATTGAATGGCAGATCAATGCGGACCGGTTGCCCCACCTTGGCATAAGTCAGGGAATTAATGGTGACATTCGGACCGGTCTGCGTAGTCAAATACGTGTCAAGTTCTGCCTGACCACCAGGGAATTTGACGATATCCCGGTAATCATTCGACCAGGGAACATTGCACAACGTCACGGAAGTTCCGTTGGACCATACCGCGTAATTGAATTCCAGTCCGGCATTTGTTGTGGGGGGAAGATCATAAATACCGCTAGTCATATCAAA